AGCTGCACAGTTTTTGCGGATTCTTACGCACTATCTTCGGAGTGGAGCAGTATAGCGCATACTTTTGCAGAATGTAGACCACTTTCAACTGCTTTTTATCTTTAGCTGCAGGCGCGCATCATATATTTCGTCGTTTTGCGAATAGCCTGCTACAATATTTTGTGGTATGATTGCCCCGTTCGTTTGATTCTTGCGAAGGGAGAGCAGCCATGCAGTACACCGATAACGAAGCCGCCCTGATCGGCGGCTTGATCTCAACCTATTTCTTTCAGCCTGCCGTGTCCGCATCTTTGAAGGACGCCTACAGCCGCGTTTTGGAGCATCTGCATCAGAACGCACTCACTTCCTCTGACCTGCAACAGATCCGAAAGGCTGTGAATTTCTTGATGCCTATGTGTCAGGCAAACCGGCAGACCCAGCGGGAGCTTATGGGTGTCAATGCGCGGACAACAGCGCTTCTGAATGGCTCACGGTAATTGTGGATAATGCAAAAGGCACGACGCTTGGTCGTGCCTTCGCTATATGTTTTTGTTGACTGCTTAGTTCAGCAGATGCGGCTTTCCGGTGCTCTTTTTTGAAGTGGACTTCGCGACAAGGACTTTGCTTGCCCATGCGAAGAAATACGGCACGGAATCGAACAGGTAGCTGGACTTCATCAGTTCGTCCAGCAGTTCTTCCATCGTAAATGGCTGATAGCCATAGGGATTCAACTCATCGATATAATCGTCCAATTCGTCGTGCGCTGCTGCCCGCAGGAATTTCTTCGTATCCTTATTCGCTTTTGCGAGGCGTTTGATGTAGTCCTCCGCCTTGTCAAACTGGTTCAGCTTATAATACAAAACCGCCAGCGGAAGGAGCATCTGTGTTTCTTCATAGGAGTCAAATTGCTTATGGAGCGCCAGCGCGTGCATTTCGTCCTCCATAAAGACGTACAGGTGCATCAGCTGATAGCGGACACCAAGGTCGTCGCTTTCGCACAGCTCCAGCAGGCGCTGTCCTTCGCTGATTGCCTGACGCATCATACCGCAGGAGATCAGCACGTCGAAGTATGTATAGCGCACACGCATATACGGTCTGGTTTCCGGCGCTGTCCAGAATTCACCCGTGTACTCTTTAAATGCACCGGCTTCTTTCATCTGTTGCTCAGCCAGCGCCAGCAATTCCTGCAAGGCAAGTCTCTGCTCGTCCAGATGATGCTCCGTTATGCTGGTGATCATCTGCAGCCGCGCATCGAGGTTGTCCGGCTCCAACTCCAGCGCCTTGCGGAGATATTCCATGTGCTTTTTCTTGGATGTTGCCTGCTCTGCAAGATCCAGATAATCGTCGGCTGTTTCGGGTGCGTGGTCTTTCTGCGCGGCACACTTCTGATCGTACTCTGCGAGGAACTGTTCCGCCAGTGCATTTGCATCGTCCTCACTCTTGATCTCGTCTGCGTGAGAATCCAGGAAACGCTGTAATTCTTTCAGAACCTTTTCTGTTTCTCTGCTCATTTTATGATGCCTCCTGTGCCTGATTTATGGATGGCTTTTCAAGCTCATGCAATGGAACTATGTTAGATGTCAAGTGCTTGCGCATCAAATCTATTTTCGAACCCGCAATGCGGGCAGCTGACCCAAACCTTATACCTATCGCCAGTGATTCTTTCAAAACGGCAAGCCTTAGCCTCGGATGGGATTACCTCAACTTTAAAATTGCCTGAACTCAATCTTGACTTTGGAATTTCAAAGCATACCCAATCGAAACTTGTTTTGCATCTGTCGCAAATATGGTTTCCTCGCGAATATATAGGCATCTTCCAACCTCCTAAGACAATCTACACCATAATACCAGACTATTCATTTTTGCATAGACCTGCATAAGCCCGCAAGAGTCTTTCGTATGTATTATATCAGATATAGTAGCATTCGTCGAGAGGTGCAAACGTGGACTAGTGTGTTAGCACATAGATTTTTTAGTAGCCTTTTGTTTTTCCAGACGTACTGGATCACACATATTCGTATATCTGCCTTCTGTAATTACCTGACAGGGCAAAGAAACCCGCAGTCGCAATGACCGCGTCTTTCTTTACCTTGTTTTTATAATATCCGTACCATTTGCTCATAGAGCAGAACGTACTTTTCATCGATGATTCGGTTGTCGTGGTAGTGCCCGAACAGCCAGTAATGAAACTGGCTGCGGCTTCGGATTCCTTCCAAGAAGTCCGTCAGTTTGTCCGGCTTGAAATCGGCGTTGATCTTCTGTTGAATCGCTGTCGGTGCGCAGTGCGTAATGATGTAATCGACCTTCCAGTCCAGCCGCTCCAGCGTCTGCCGGGCTTCGGCGTATTCCTCGTCAGACGGCAATTCTTCCTGCCACCATGAAATGTGTTTGATGCGGAACTGTCCGCGATTGCGGCGCAGGGAATCGTACCTCTCGTAAAAATCCGGGCTGTCCATGTCCAGAATGCCGTCCGCAATGTCGTGGCTCTGTGCGCCGCCCATCGTGAAGAAGGTGCGGCCTTGCAGCTCGAATGCCTGTCCGCGCATCAGGTGGATGACGTGCGGACGGATCTTATGCACCTTTCCACCGTGCCATTGCTCCACAGGATATTCGTTCAGAGCATCGAAGTTTTCGTGATTGCCGTCCACGAACAGGACTGTAAATGGTAGAGCCTCCAGCCGGTTGAGCTGCGGATCGTCGCTCTTGTCGCCGTTCCAGACGCATCCGGAATCGCCGCAGACGATCATGTAGTCATCCTTCGTCATCTCGGCCTGTTCCGGAAAGTATTGCGGCTGGAACCGGAGGCTGTTTCCGTGAAGATCGCCGGTTGCGTAAATCATCATTTTTCATCTCCTAAAAGTGCATCTGCATCGGATCTGCGTTTTCTGCCATTTTAAGCTCCGCTTCGGTCGCTGTCCGCAGACCTTGACCGTAACGGGTCTGTGCTGTGATCAATCGCCCATCGGCAATAAGCTGTTCGATGCGTTCTCCAACGTAGCCTTCTGCAATGTACGGCCCGGATTGTTCCCAATCCGTCAAGCGGCGGATGGCAAACTGCCGTCCAACGCGCGCGGCAACTGGAGCTGTGCAGAACAGGTTTCTCCGTTTCGTTCGGCAGGCTTCCAGAATGGCGTTGTCAATTTGTTCGGTTTGTTCTTCCAACCGCTGGCGGTATTCTTCGTCTGTCAGGTCAAAGCATTCCCTGCGCAGGTCTGTACCAAGAACGCGGAACGTAGCTGCGTTAGATAAAAGCTGCTGCACCTCCGGAATATGATCCTCCTGCATCACGCCGCTGAACAGAACCGGATGCAGGTACAGTGCGTCTTTTCCGTTTCGTACTGTATCACAGTGTCCGCTGTCCAGCGGTTTTTCTTCGACCTGCCAGCCCGCATCTCGGAACAGCTTCCGCGTTTCTGTGCGGAATGCGAGCCGTGAAGCATCGTCCGGCCAGCCCTGCGTATACGCGCTGCGGATTGAGATTCCGATCTCGCGGTATGTCATGGTTACTTTCCCTCCAATCGCTGTTTAATTTCCGCACCGCCCTTGATCCGCACCAGAATTTCGTCGGCGGAGAGGATGGTCACACGCTCTACGATCTGCCGGACGGCGTTTTCGTTCCATTCTGTGATCGTCTGTGCGGTATTCTCTATGGCTTGCTCTGCCTGCTTCATGCGGGTGCAGACGTGGTCTGCGTCTGTGCTGCTTTGCAGGATTGTTTCCTTCTGCTTTTTGAGCGCAGTCTGCTCGGTCAGGATTTCCGTAAACTGCGCGTTGCAGGCTTCTTTATCGTCGGCGTCAATGGCTTCCGCCAGAAGCTGTTGGAATTGCTCATCGAGCTGCGTCAGCCGCCGTTCGATATCGGCAAGGCTCATGGTCTGACCCTGCACCGGCAGAAGCTCCAGCGAGACCACATTCTTGATCCGGTCAACCAGAGCGACTTTATCGCTCATGGCGGAGTTGATTGCTGCCAAAATCGCGTTTTGCAGCGGGATTTCCCGCAGAGTGGGGGACTCGTGACAGTATTTCTTTCCATATTCCAAGCGGCTGATGCAGCGCCATTCGTGATAGATATTTCCCTTTACATTTCGCGTTTTGCGGCGATAGAGCGTCCCGCATTCTCCGCAGAACAGCCGGTCGGATAAGGCATACTTGCTGGTGTAGCAGGAGCGACCGGTGACCGCCTCCTTGGACGGGCTGCGCAGGGCGCTCCGTCTTGCCATTTCAGCCTTCACCGCATTATACTGTTCTCGGCTGACGATGGCTTCGTGGTGATCTGGCATATAGTACTGCGCCATCTGGCCGACATTTTTGACGATCTTCTTGCTGATCACATCCGTGCAGAAGGTCTTTTGCAGCAGCACGTCGCCGCAGTACTTTTCATTGGTCAGGATGCCTTTTATAACGGAGATCGACCAGTCGGCTGTGCCAAGGACGGTTTTGATCTGATTTCCTTCCAGCCAGTCCTTCAGATTGCGCAGGCTTGCGCCGTCCTTGTATCGCTCATAGATCTCGCGCACCACCTCGGCCTGCTCTGGGACAATACAGAATTTGCCGTCTGCATCTTTTTTGTAGCCGTAAAGCCAGTGACAGGGGATTTTGAGCGTTCCGACCTTTGCGTGCATCTGCCGGCCGCGCCGGATATTACTGGAGATGGATTCACTTTCGGACTGCGCCATTGCGCCGTACATTGTAATCATAAATTCGCTGTCTGGTGGCAGAGAATTGATGTTCTCTTTTTCGAAGAGGACGCCGATACCGAGTTGCCGGAGGATGCGCGTATAGTTGATGCAGTCAAGCGTATTGCGGGCAAACCGCTGGATGGATTTTGTAAGGATGAGATCGATCTTTTTCTGCTTACACTGGCGGATCATCCGCAGGAATTCCGTGCGCTTTTTTGTAGATGTGCCGGTGATGCCTTCGTCCGCGAAAATCCCAGCCATCGTCCATTCTTTGTTGGACATGATTTTGTCGGTATAATATTCGCACTGCGCTTCATAGCTGCTAAGCTGTTCTTCTTCATCTGTGGATACACGGCAGTATGCCGCGACGCGGAGCTGCTTTGTGACCGCAGCGGTTTGCTGCAGTTCCGGCTTCGGCGGGATTACAATGACGCGCGGTTTCTCGTCTGTCATACCAAGTCATCCTTTCCAATGATTTGCCCATTCTTGAGCTGCAAGCGCACCACCTGTCGCATCACCAGCACGGCGGAAACCGTGCTTTGCAGCAGTTCCGCATTGAGCTTTGCTGTACACTCGAACGCTGCGAACAGCCGCCGCAGGCGCTCGGTTTCGTATTCTTCGTTGCCGATGGCATCGTACTGCTCCTGTGCCAGCTTGCAGATCAGGCTTCTGGCAGCGTCCTCATCGAGTGGCTGTGTATTCAGAACGTCATCCAGCTCGGCTTGCGTATTCGTATGTACCGGTACAGATGTTCGTTCCGGCTGTGTGATGCGCTCCGGCTGTTCTGCCAGCCTGCCAAGCAGGCGCGTGACCTGCTGCTCGATTTCCGGCGTAGGCGGCTTGGAGCAGACCCGCTTAAGCGCTTTCTGCGCAGGCGTTCGCTCCGGCATGCGCTGCTTGGTCTGACGTTTTGTGGATGCCGCTTCAAATAATGCAGTATCGACCAGCTTTGGATAATCGTCTGCGCCGGTGTATTTGGCATTCTCTAAGATCCGTGCGACCATGTTCTTGTTCCAGCTCTTGCCCTCGTCATAGGTGGGACCGGTTTTGTTCATCTGCGCTGCGATCTCCTTCAGCGATGCGCCGAGCGTGTATTGCAGGAAGATGTCCTGCACGGCCTTGGCTTCCGGCTCATTCCGAATGATCTCGCCCATGCGCATCTGATACCCGAATGGCAGCTTCCGATTTCCCATCAGCGTCTTGTCCTTTCGATTTTCTCCAGCAATTCCAAGCCGTTTTTCAGCCGGAAGCGCAGGCGCTCATTGCTGTCCACGATAATTTTTTCAACAAGCGCATCGAACAGCTCCGCATCAAAGCCGTCGAGGAAATCCGGCCCATCCTCCAGCACGTCCATGAGATCGCGGGTGTGATCCGCCAGATCGTCGCTGTCGGTGTCAAGAAGCCTTGCCTTTTCCTGTTTCAGCCTGCGGAGCTGTTCGCTGAGTTTGTTGTTGGATGAGATAAAAGTATCAGGATCAACACCGCCCGTCTGTTGAAGCTGGGCTAGGAATTGAACCTGACTGAGTGTGTCTGATATTTTCTTGTTAAGGGAGATCACGTCTTCGCTCCAGAGCATCCGGCCATAGCGGATCTTTTGGAGGTTGGAGAGCATTTGTGTGAAGATGGGGTTGCCGTGGTGTTTGAGTTTATAATATAGACGGCAGAAAGCCTGTTCAATATCCGGCGTATGATATGGTGGTGTAGGGCATGATGCTGCATTCTGGAAATGCGTATTGCAGACCCAATACATTTTATCGTTTGTAAATTTCCGTTTGAGTGACCGACCGCAATTTGCACAGTACAGTTTTCTGCTGAACGGCTGGTTCGTTGAACCGTTGTGCAGTGTTTTTCTTGATTGTAAAAGTGTCTGTACTCTGTCAAATACTTCCGGGGATACAATCGGCGGATTACTATCTGGCAGCAGGTACATTTCCCGTTCACCATGATTTCTGACTTTTTTATGTGGAAATGTAGTTGTTGAATAGCTTTTCCCGACCATTGCCTTCCCAGCATATCGTTCATTCTTCAAAATGTAGTATATCGACGAGTCTTTCCATGTTCCCATTTCGCTCCCCGGTGGAATTTCCTGTTGGGACAGGGTATTTGCAATTTCGTATCCATTCAGTCCATTTAGATACAGTTGAAAGATGCATTGAACGACCGCTGCTTCGTCTTCTTTTATGGACAGTTTTCCTTCGTGCATGGTAAAGCCATACGGCGCTTTGCAAGTATTGAACTTACCGCTCTCCATACGCTTCTGATAGCCCCACTGGACGTTTCCTGAAATCGACTCGCTGCCCTTCTGGGCCAGTGAAGCCATGATCGCCGTGACCATCTCACCGGATGTTCTCGCCGTGTCGATGCCCTGTTCTTCAAACAGGACGCTGACGCCGAGTTCCTTGAGTTCCCGGACGGCGGCAAGGCAGTCTTTCGTATTTCGAGCAAATCGGGAAATGGACTTGACCAGAATGCGGTCGATCTTTCCTTTCCGGCAATCACGCATCATGCGCTGAAAGTCTTCGCGCTTCTCGACGGACGTGCCGGTGATGCCTTCATCGGCATAAATATCGACCATTTCCCAATCCGGGTTGCCGGAGATGAGTTCAGAATAGTATTGATTCTGGACGCGGTAGGAGTTGAGCTGATCCTCACTGGAGGAACTGACACGGGCGTAGGCTGCAACGCGCAGCTTGCGCGCGACGATCTCATCGTGCGCTGGAATCACAATGACGCGCTGCTGTTCCAGCGCAAGGTTTCCGCTGGTCTGCTTTTTTGCCACGTTCTCACCTCCTCGCAGCAACACACACTACTACAATATTTGCAGAATAGCTATGACCAAAACGGAGAAAAATCAAGCGTAAAGTGTGAAATTTGCACCAAGCTCGGCAGCGATCCGTCGTGCAATTCTCTTGATTTCATTCTCTGAAAAGCCGACCGTTCGGAGCGCCTTCAGGATCTGGCAAATGCCTAAAAAATCAATGTTTGGATTCATAGAAATCTCCTTCAGCCACGGGGCGGCTCTGTTTGCGTAGAGCCGCCCCTGCTTTTGAAATTTTGATGCTTGCTCCTGTTCGACGCTTCTTCCCGGAGCAAAGGCAGCGGCTGAACGGCAGCTGGCGCTGCTCACGGGTCTTGCACCCCTCCGAGGATCTCTCCGAGCTGTCCCCATTGCGTGAAGCTGTGGCTGGGCAGGAGTACCATTGTCTGCGGACAAGATCATTGCGAGGCAGCTTGCCAAAGCTGCTTTTGGATGGATGGGTACCGCTCGTCACCTTATTGGGCCGTCTTTATGCTGGAGCATCGCTCCCGCACAGGTGGTCTTCGCGCATCCTCCGCATCGCTGTTCCTTTTCAGGCTCATCCGCTTGATGTCATTTAAGTCGCTGGATATGTACTTTTCAAGCTGCACGAGGCGGACTGAAAATGTCCCCTCAATGCATAGGCCACGGGAACGGCTTTTTTATAAGGTCGTTTGAAAAATTTTTTTAATTTTTTTCATACGGATAGCAACTGCCGCCTGCGTACACCCCCATCTTCGCGCAAGTTCTTCTTGACCATGTCCTTCGAGCGTAACATAGGTAAGCAATTCTAAATCCTTTTTGTTTAATTTTATAATGGCACGAAGCAATCGCTCATCTTCCAATGTGTCAACCCATGCATAACGATCTGGAAAGGCGCTTTCATCAAAGGAAGTGGAAAGCGCCTCGTTTTTCCGAAACAGTGCAGAGCGGCGCTCATCGTCCGGACTGTCGATTTCCAGCGATGGCATTTGTGTCGCCCTGCGCTCATAAGCGCGGTTACGACAGAAGCAGTACCAGTCGTATTCATAAATCTTCTGTATTGCCGCTTCACTCATACCGGCATCTGTATATTCTTTTCGAAGGCGCAGCCATTCATGGTCAAATTTTGCTTTTTCCTGTGCGCAGTTGAATCCCATTACGGATTCCTCCAATCTTTTGAAATTTTGAGAAAGCCAAAATTTCAAAAGCGGAGGCGCGCGGGGATGGATACAAAAAACAGCTATCGGTGTACATCTGCCTTTTCCAGCAGATATGCACT